TTGAAAGGCTAGGCGGCGCCGCGTACCTTGAGGAAGTGGCGCGTAGAGATCCGCGCACCTATTGTGCGCTCCTGGGCAAGGTTCTGCCGCGCAACCCGGCTGCCACAGACAACGCGCCTGGTAACGTTGCAACGCTGACTGACGCGGAAATACGCCAACGCGTAGCGGGTATGCTCCGCGAGGGGCTGAGTGCGGGGGGCATCGAAACGGGAGATGTCGTTGATGCTGAAGAGGTTAAGGCAAACGCATAGCGTCAAAAGAACTATCCATGTCTGTTATTGTATTGCGTAATAGGGAAAGCTTATTGATTCTAATGCTGGACGAGGTAAACACTAGAAACCCCCCGAGGGGGGTGGGGAACTTACAGCGGAAACGGCGGCGTCTCCGCGAATCTCGCTATTAACCCGTGAAAGAACTCAGTCCCGAAGAGAAGGCAGAACTCGTCTTGTGTTTGGAGGAGCTCCAGCGCCGCAAGCGCGAGCGCCGGTTGCTCGGTTACTACCCAGACACCGGACCCCTCAGGCGGGAGCTCTACAAGAAGCACCTAGCCTTCTTCGAGGCGGGGGCGAAGTACAAGGAGCGTCTGATGATGGCCGCGAACCGCGTCGGCAAGACCGAGGGCATCGGCGGCTTCGAGATGGCGCTGCACCTCACGGGCCGGTACCCCTCATGGTGGACGGGTCGCCGGTTTGATCGCCCCATCTCGGCGTGGGCGGCAGGGGACACCGGTAAGACCTCACGGGACATCTTGCAGACGAAGCTGCTGGGGCCGGCGGGGAGCCATGGGACGGGTCTCATCCCGAAGGAGGACATCCTGCGGGTGTCGGCGAAGGCGGGGATTGCGGACGCGGTGGAAATCATCGTGGTGCGTCACGCATCGGGAGGCGAGTCGCGGTTAACCCTCAAGAGTTACGACCAGCGGCGTGAGAGTTTCCAAGGGACGGAGCAGGACATCATCTGGCTGGACGAGGAGCCGCCGTTGGACATCTACACCGAGTCGTTGCTGCGGACGATGACGAACGACGGTATGGTGATGCTGACGTTTACGCCGCTGCTCGGCATGAGCGAGACGGTGATGGCGTTCTTGAGGGACGGTGAGGTGTGTGAGAGAGCGGAGGGGACGAAGTTCGTGGGGATGGCAACGTGGGACGACGTACCGCACTTAAGCCAAAAGCAGAAGGAGGACTTGTGGTCGAGCATACCGCCTTTTCAGAGGGATGCGCGGTCGAAGGGCGTTCCGCAGTTGGGGGCTGGGGCGATATATCCGGTACCGGAGAGCGAGATTGTGGTACCTGACTTTGAGGTGCCGGTGCATTGGCCTCGGGTGTTTGGGATGGATGTGGGCTGGAACAAGACAGCGGCGGTGTTTGGCGCTCTCGACCAGCAGAGCGACACGTTGTATTTGTACTCGGAGCACTATCGCGGTCAGGCGGAGCCGGCGATTCACGCGGAGGCGATAAACGCGAGGGGGCGCGGTATCCCTGGGGTCATTGACCCTGCGAGCCGTGGGAGAACGCAGGTAGACGGGCAGCAGTTGTTTGTGCGTTACCGGCAGATGGGGCTGGACTTGACGGTGGCGAACAACGCGGTTGAGACGGGGATATACGATGTGTGGCAGCGGATGTCCACGGGGAGGCTGAAGGTGTTTAAGAGCATGACGAACTGGGTAGCTGAGTTCCGGTTGTACCGGCGGGACGACAAGGGCAGAGTGGTGAAGGAGAACGACCACTTGATGGATGCAACGCGGTACTTGGTGGTGAGCGGGCTGAACCGAGCGGCGTTGAGTTTGAAGAAGAAGTTGCAGAAGCTTATTGAAGTGGTGCCGGTGATGAACTTCTTCTCCAAGAAGTAGCGCCCTTCCAGCCGACACCCCCCCAAGCCCCCCAGCCCCCTTCTGAACATACCCAGCCCCATTGACACAAGCCCCCAAACCCGCATGATGAGCGATATGAGTAAGAACGACCCGGTTAAGGTGCATGCGGAGGCGCTTGCGGAGTTTGACCGCATACAAGAGGTGATGCGCACGGAGCGGTTGCAGTGCCTGCAAGACCGCCGGTTTTGTTCGATACCAGGCGCCCAGTGGGAGGGGCCGCTTTCTGAGCAGTACGAAAACCGCCCGAGGTTTGAGGTGAACAAGACGCAGTTGGCGGTGATGCGGATTATCAACGACTACCGCTCAAACCGTATCACGGTGGAGTACGTCCCACGCGAGAAAGAGTACGAGAATCTGGCGGAAACGTGCAACGGGCTGTTTCGAGCGACGGAAGTGGATTCGAGCGCCGAGGAAGCGTACGACAACGCCTTTGAGGAGGCTGTGACCGGTGGGTTTGGGGCGCTGCGTTTGCGCAACGAGTACGAGGACGAGTACGACGGCGAGAGCGACGAGCAGCGCATTTGCATTGAGCCGATTTACGATGCGGACAGCTCGGTGTACTTTGACTTGAACGCGAAGCGGCAGGACAAAGCGGACGCGAAGCGGTGCTTTGTGATTACGGCGCTGACCAAAGAAGACTACGAAGCGGAGTGGGGGGACGATCCTGCAACATGGCCGAAGGAGATTACGCGCACCCAGTTCGACTGGCAGACACCGGATGTGGTTTACGTTGCGGAGTACTACCGTGTGGAGGAGAAGACGGACTACATGGTGACGTTTGAGGGGATTATGGGGGATGAGGAGAAGGAGCTCTTGTCGGTCTTAAAAGAGGGCAAGATGGAGGAGATGGAGGCGCTGGGGTACAAGGAAGTTAAGCGCAAGAAGATTAAGCAGAAGAAGGTACACAAGTGGATTATGTCGGGGGGCAAGGTGCTTGAGGACTGCGGGTACATTGCGGGGCGGTGCATTCCGATTGTGCCGGTGTACGGGAAGCGTTGGTTTGTGGACAACGTGGAGCGGTGCATGGGGCACGTTCGCCTCGCCAAGGATATGCAACGCCTCAAGAATATGCAGCTATCCAAGCTCGCAGAGATTTCGGCGTTATCGTCCATGGAGAAGCCTATCTTCATGCCTGAACAGGTGGCGGGGCATCAGGTGATGTGGGCTGAAGACAACCTTAAGAACTATCCGTATTTGCTGGTGAACGGCATTACGGACGCGCAAGGCGCGGTGCAACCGGCGCCCCCGATTGCGTACACCAAAGCCCCGCAGGTACCGCCTGCGATGGCGGCGCTGCTTGGGGTGACGGACATTGATATGCAGCAGCTTCTTGGCTCCCAAGGCAACGGGGACAAGATGGTTTCGCACGTGACGAGCAAGGCGGTGGACTTGGTGATGCAGCGCCTCGATATGCAGAGCTACATCTACGTCTCGAACATGGCTAAGGCCATTAAGCGCGTGGGCGAAGTTTGGCTGTCCATGGCTAAAGACGTGTTCGTGGAAGATAAGCGCAAGATGAAGGTGGTGACCGCCAACGGCCAGCAGGACGAGATTGAGCTTATGACGCCGGTGATTAACCCCGATACCGGTGAACTTGAGTACGACAACGACCTCTCGGAAGCTGAGTTCGATGTGGCGGTGGACGTTGGGCCGTCTTCAACGACGAAGAAGCAGGCGACGGTGCAGGCGCTGCTCTCGATGATGGCGGTGACGCAAGACCCAGAGACGATGAATGTGCTCTCGTCGATGGCGATGATGAACATGGAAGGCGAAGGACTTGGCGATGTGCGGACGTACTTCCGCAAGAAGCTGCTCAGGATGGGGGCGGTTAAACCAACCGAGCAAGAGGCACAGGAGCTCCTTGCAGAGGCCCAGAACGCCCAACCGGACGCACAGACGCAGTACTTCGCAGCAGAGGCGCAAAGGGCAAATGCGCTCGCTACAAAGGCACAAGCCGATACGGTGCTTACGCTGGCAAGAGCTGAGGAGACGAGAGCGAAGACCGAAGAGACGATTGCAAAGGCTGGTCAAATCGACCAGGACAAGGCGATGAAGCTGGCTGATCGCATCGAAGACGATGTGCAGAAGCTGGTGGCACCGGTTATGCCGGCAGCGCCTATGCAAACATTTTAGTGGACAAGCCCACTAAGTAAGAAAAAATGGAGAACAACAACACGGCAGTAGGTGCTGAAGTTGTCTTGGAAGATGAGGAAGCTCCCGTAGCGGAGGCTGTGGCTGAGGAGACCGGTACGCCGGTGGCCTCGGAGCCAGCCAAAGACGGGGAGGCGACCACTTCGGAAGAGATTGACGTTAGCATCGGGGATTCGCCAACCCAGAAAGAGGACGCAGAGAAGGCACCTGAATGGGTGCGTGAAGTGCGTAAAACCAATCGGGAACTGCACCGCAAGAATCGGGAGCTAGAGGAGAAGCTGAAGGCAATATCGGCAACTGAGAACAATCCGGTTGACCCTGGGCCGAAGCCGACACTGGAAGGCGCCGATTACGACACGGAGAAGTACGAGGCCAAGCTGGCTGAGTGGTTTGACCGGAGACGGAAAGCCGCTGAAGAGCAAGCTAAGGCCGAGGAGAAGCAGCAAGCCCAACAAGCCGAATGGCAGAGGAAACTCGAAACCTACGCGAAGTCGAAGACGGAGCTAAAGGTTCGGGATTATGAGGACGCCGAGGCGGCTGTGCAGGAGGTGCTCGATATAACGCAGCAAGGCATCTTGCTACAAGGATCGGACAACTCGGCATTACTGGTGTACGCGCTGGGTAAAAACCCCAAGAAAGCGAAGGAACTCTCTGAGATAAAAGACCCGGTGAGATTCGCGTTCGCGGTGGCTAAACTCGAAACACAACTCAAGGTGACAAAGAAAACTGCTCCTCCTCCAGAGAAGACCCCACCGTCAGGCGGGGCAAGGTCAACCGGTGGTTCCGACGAAGTGTTGGAAAACCTACGCGCAAAGGCCGAGCGCACCGGTGACTACACGCAGATTTTGGCCTACAAACGTCAATTGCAGTCAAAAAAGTAACCTATGCCTAATTCATTCAATAAAGAAGAGCGCGTAGCGTTTGAGAACCTCCTTGAGGGGTTCAATGACGCGCTTGTTCTCTCGCGCAACGTCTCGATCTACAACACCGATCAGACGACGATGGAACGCACCAACAACGTCATCTGGCGTCCCCAGCCCTACATTGCGACTTCGATCTCCAATGCAGGGGTTGGAACGAACATCACCAGCGTTGGTGGCTACGCTTCCTATACCCAGCTCGCGGTTCCCGCCAGCATCAACCAGACCCGCACGGTGGCCTTTGAGATGAACGCTCAAGAGCTTCGTGACGCTCTGCAAGAGCAACGCCTTGGCAACTCGGCGAAACAGAAACTCGCTTCTGACATCAACGTGTCGGTGCTCCAAATCGCGGCCAATCAAGGCACGCTGGTGGTTAAGCGCACGACCGCAGCAGGTGCTTCGAGCGGTTTCGATGACGTTGCCCAGTGCGAGGCCATCTTCAACGAGCAAGGCATCATGGATGGCGACCGCTACCTCGCGCTGAACACGCGGGATTACAACGGCCTCGCTAACGACCTTGCCAAGGCTTCGCGCTCCTTCGGGAACCAGAAGTCGGACAAGGCTTATGAGCGTGCGTACGTTGGGATGGTGGCGTCCTTCGACATCTACAAGCTCGACTACGCGGTGCGGTTGCCTGCTGGGTCTGCTACGGCGACCATCAACACGACTGACGGCGCAGCGAACTACTACATCCCGAAAGCCATCTCGACTTCGCCAACGACGTCCGAGCGGCTCAACGTGGATAACCGCTTCCAGTCGCTGACGGTGGCAGTTTCCGCTGGCGCTTTGGCGGCAGGGGACGCATTCACCATCGCAGGCGTCAACGCAGTGCATCACATCACCAAAGGCGACACCGGTCAGCTTAAGACCTTCCGTGTCATCTCGGCGAGTGCGCCTGCTGCTGGTAGCCAAGCTATCGTCATCAGCCCTCCGATCATCTCCAATCAGGTTGCCAACGCTTCCTCTGCGCAGAACCAAAACTGCGTGGTGAACACCAAGGCATCCAACTCGGCAATCACGATCCTCAACACGGCGGCAGCTCAAGTGAACTGCTTCTGGCACAAGGACGCGATTGAAATCCTACCTGGCCGTTATGCGATGCCCGACAACGCCGGTGTGGCGGTGATGCGCGGCTCGACCGACCAAGGGTTGGAACTCGTTATGACCAAGCGTTTCGATCAGGACTCGCTCACGACCAAGTATCGCGTGGACACGTTCTACGGGGTTGTGAACAAGCAGCCCGAAATGAGTGGTATCATCCTGTTCAATCAGGTATAGTAGCCTCACTTGGGGGGTGGCCCTTCGGGGCCATCCCCTTAACTTTACGCAACTTATGCCGCTCAAGAAGGGTTATTCGCAGAAGACAATCTCCTCCAACATCAGCAAGGAGATGAAGGCCGGTAAACCGCAGAAGCAAGCGATTGCAATCGCGCTCTCAACGGCTCGCAAAGCGAAGCAAGCGGCTGGAAAACCCGTTGGAAAACTGAAAAAATGATTGAGTTTCCTTCAATGGTGTACCGCTCGCCCGGTAAGAATCAGGCGGTAGGTGGCACTTTCGACTACTGCGGCGTTGAATCTCAAGACGAACTCGACGAAGCCCTCTCCTTGGGCTGGAGTTTGACTGTTGAAGATGCTGTGGATGCTTTTAACAAGGCCGTGGAGGCCGCTGAAAGGCTCAAGAACGAGCCCAAGGTGAAGATTGTGGTCAATGAACCGGAATCCGAGGCCGCGCCCCTTCCTGAGGTTGCTGGCGAGCCGGTTTTGCTGGCTGAAGACGACGAAGAAGAAGATAAACCGCGCCGCAGGCGCAAATGACGCATGGGATACACTAAACGCCAGTTCGTTGAGGCCGCTTTCGAGGAACTTGGGCTGGCGTCTTATGTGTTTGACCTGACTGCTGATGAGCTTCAGTCGGCGGTGCGCCGGCTGGACGCCATGGTGGCGCAGTGGTACGCAAAAGCCATCCAGATTGGCTATCCGCTAACGAACTCGCCTGAGAACGCGGACTTGGATACTGAGACGAACGTCCCGATCACCGCGAACGAGGCCATCATTTTGAATCTGGCGATGCGGATTGCTCCGCAGTTTGGCAAAACGCCTTCCCCAGACACCAAGCTAGGCGCGATTTCGGGCTACCAGACGCTCCTCATGCAGAGCGCCAACGTACTGCAACAACAGTACCCCTCGACGATGCCTGCTGGTGCCGGCAACAAGGATGTGGATTGGCCGTTCCTGCCGGTTCCGTCCATTGCTCCAATCGAACAGGAACCCAACGGTCAACTTCAGTTCCGCTAACATGGCTATTCAAAACCTCGATAACGTCGATAGCATCAGCAACTCGACGCTGTTTGCTGTCAACCAGAACGGGCTCGATTACAACTGCACCGGTTTAGCCGTTGCGAACTTCATCGAGCAGAACATTTCCTTGAATGACAACAGCGTGATTCAGTACTCAGCTCCGCTGACCGGTTCGACTGTTGCGGTTTCTGGAACTGGAGACAGCGTGTGGCTGGTTCTCACGCCTGCATCAAGCCTTGCGGCGCTGACAGTTCAACTTCCGCTGGTTGACGGGTGTGTTGCTAACCAAGAAGTTCTCATTGTTACAACGCAGACGATTGCGGCATTGACGATTTCTCTTAACGGAGCGTCTGCAAGCGGGCTTCCATCGGCTTTGATTGCAGGTGGCGTTTTGCGGTTGCGTTTCGAGCCAGTACTGAAGACGTGGTACAATGTGACAGGGCCGAATGTCATCTATGGCAGTGCGTCATGGAATCCAGGTACCATTGCAAATGGAGGCATTGCTGGCACAAATGTGGTTGTTACTGGTGCTGCACTTGGGGATTTCGTCGATGTTACCTTCTCGGCCTCCCAACAGGATTGTTTATTTCAAGGGTGGGTTTCAACGGCAGATGTTGTGCGCGTGTTGATTGTAAACAATTCTGGCGTTTCCAAGACTTTTTCATCAGGTACAATCAAGGTCAAAATCAGCAAGTAACGCTTTATGACACTTCCATTTAATCCCTCTTACGGTAGCGGCGCAACGCGCACGGCAACGACGACCTCTGCGCAGTACGCGATTCGGGCTGGTACGCGCAGCGTGTGCGTGACAAACACCGGTGCGACAAATGCCGCTTACGTTCGCGTTGGGCAAGGCACGATTACGGCAACTGCCGCAGACTACATCATCATGCCCGGTAGCCAAGTGTCCCTTGGCAAGTTCGAGGATGACAACGTGATTGCGTTGCTCTCTTCTGCCAGCACAACGACGGTTCACATCATTTCTGGCGCTGGCCTGTGATTCGGTATCTCTCCAGAAGACGGTCAAAAATACCTGCGGCAGTTTCTGGCGTAACGCCGGTGCCGCCTCCAACAGCTTTTTACTACATCCGTCCCGTAGCAGTCGGCGGCGGGTACTACCTACAGCCGGTAACCGGCGATAAATACGTTAGACCCTAAAGCATATGCCTGACATCACAGTATCCAATTCGATTGACACGTTCATGCAGTCTGCTGATCAGGCTGAAATGCGGACGAGATTGAGTCTTGGCGATTCTGCAACCAAGAACACGGGAACGACCGCAGGCACAGTAGCGGCGGGGGATGACTCGCGCATTACTGGAGCATTGCAGACATCGGGCGGCACGATGACGGGGCGTATTATAGCCGCTGCGGACAATACGATTGCTAAGATTAGCCTTGGAGCAAGAACAGTTGGAAGCTCTCCGACTGCATTGGTTGATGGTGACCTTTGGATTTCCAATCAAGGTGCTCTTAGCTATCGAGATTCAACAGGGCCAACCTCCCGTGCAGTTGCCTCGTTAACCCTCAAACAAATATTTAATCAACCCCAGATCGTTGCTGGGACGATGAATGCCGACCCTGCGCTCACCGTAAGTAACACGGGGACACGGGAGGTTGTCACAATCTCAAACACAGCCACAGCAACGAGCGATGCGGTTGTTATCACGAATCTCGGTTCTGGGAACAGCCTAGTTGTCAATGACGAGACTACCCCAGACAGCACTCGGTTTGCCGTAGCGAACAATGGGCGCGTGGGCATCGGGGTGGCTCCAGACACATCAGTCGCATTGTCGGTGGATACTACGGGGATTAAGTTTGGAGACGGCACGATTCAAACGACCGCAGGGGGAGGTGGTGGTGGAGGCGGAACGGTCACCAGCGTTACAGCAGGCACGGGGTTAACAGGCGGCGTAATCACAAGCACTGGAACAATCGCAGTGGACTTTGGAGCGACCACAGGCAAGGTGACTGAAGGCGGCACGACGGTGCTGAAGACGGGGGATACGATGACGGGCAAACTCACGCTCCCTGCGGTTACGGCAGCATCAGCTCCATTGAATCTTGGGTCTGCAAATACTGATCCAACTACTTCTGCTAATGGGGATGTTTGGATTCGCAATAACCTGATCAGGTACAAAGGCTCAAGCGCAACCGTAAACACGGTCGCCGCTACAGCGGAGCCAAACAACTTCACCACAAATCAAGCTGTAACACCTACGGGAACCACCACTCCCGTTGCACTGGCAATTACACAGAACGCTGGAAACCCCAACGGAGCCTTGACGGTAGATTTGCCAAACACGTCCTCCACGGCGGCGGCAGTGCGGATTACGAATCTTGGTGCTGGCCCTTCGTTGCTTGTTGAAGACTCAAACCCAGACACCACTCCGTTTACAATCAGTGCAAGCGGACGTGTTGGCGTGGGCGTTACACCAGATACAGCAGTTGCATTGTCTGTGGACACGAGCGGCATCAAGTTCGGGGATGGAACCATCCAGACCACTGCATCTGCAGGCGCAGCAGGCGTATCCTCATTCTCCGCAGGAACCACAGGGCTCACACCAGCCACTGCATCCACAGGAGCGGTTACGCTCGCAGGGACTCTGGCTCTTGCAAACGGAGGCACAGGCGCAACAACTCAACCAGGCGCAGCCAATGCGGTGCTGCCATCACAAACGAGCAACAGCGGCAAGTTCCTGACGACGGACGGGTCGAATGTATCGTGGGCAACGGCAGGCGGTGGAGGGGGTGGAACCCCTGTGGATAGGCAAGTGTTTACCTCCAGCGGAACATGGACGAAACCAGCGGGAGCAAAGTTCATCCAAATCACCGCCATATCACAAGGATCTTCTGGAGGCCCTGGCTTTAAGGCAATCGCAGGAACATCAACAGCAGCATACGGAGGTTCTGGAGGGGCATCTGGGGGAAGGGTAATAGTGGCAATGCCAGCAGACAATCTGCCAAGTCAATTTAGCGTAAGTATTCCAGCATTAAAAAGCCTGTATTATCCATCATATTTAGCAAACACATACGGACAAAGCACAACAGGCACGGATGCATCGGGCATTTTGATACATGGAATACTTGGACTTCCTGCAAACGCAGGCGGGATGGGAACATTAAGTCCGTTCAACGGTTCAACACCAGGTGGAACTAGTGCTGGATACGACGGCAATCCAGGGTTAGCACCAGGTTCAAGTTTCAGTACCAGCACAAATACTGGAAGAGTCGCAGCAGGAGGGTCTGGCGCAGGGGGAGAGAAATCTACGATATTTGCAACCCCGACGCTTATTGGGCCGACTATAAATCCCATAACCACAAACTTCACAGCTCAACCCGAAGCTGCGTGTATGGCCGGAACGGGCTCGTTTGGCGACAGAAACTCCTCTGGAGGTGCAGGAGGAATTACGGCACTTACTTCAACGGGATTAAGCGGGAGCGGAGGCGATGGTGGGAGCTGGTATCCACCAGTTAATCTTACTGGGGTTTCAACAACAAACGGACAGACAACTGTAACTTGCACATCAACGGCAGGATTAGTTGTTGGGATGGGGATTGCAAATTGCCCGACCATTTCAAGCCCAGCTTCAAGCGCTGCGCTAAACACAGTTGCTTCAATTGTAAACGCAACTACATTCCTACTGACGGCAAGCGCAACAGGAACGGCAACAAACCAGACAGCACTTGCAACTTGCGGATACGGAGGAGGCGGGGGAGGAGGAGGCATTGCAAGGGCAGGCACGCCAATTCTAGTAACAGGGATCAATCTCACGTCGGGCAGCACCACGGTTAACTGCACTTCAACAAGAGGCGTCATTGTCGGATTGACCATTTTCAACAACGCCAACATCCCAGCAGGAACAACAGTCGCATCCCTAGTTAGCGAGACGCAGTTTACAATCAGCGCAGCGGCTACAGGCAACGAGACAGGTGGAAAACTGGTAGTTGCTGGGATAGGCACGATGGCTGGTCTTTCAACAACAGTAAACTCCAAAGCAGCAACAGTTTCATCAACGCTTGGGCTAACATGGGGACAGGCGTTGTGGGCGAGCACTGGGATTACACCAAGCACTTCAGACTCTGGATACAGGCACGTTGAAGGAGTGTCTTCAGCAACGGCATTCACGTTATCAACGAACGCATCGTCAACAGTAAGCAATCAAACGCTTACCGTAATGAACTGCGTTGGGTTCCTTAGCGGGGCAAACACAACATCTGGATCTCCAGTTGTAACTGTATCTGACGTAACGCCACTTTACGTTGGAATGGCAGTTTCAATCGTTGGCTCTGGGACATGGTCAACAACTTCCGGCTCGACAACAGCAACAGCCTCGGCGGCATTTCCCGTTGACGTAACATCTGTTATGTTCCTAGGAGATGGAGTTGGGGCAGCAGGAGCGGTTGTGTCAGGATCCGCAACCGCTGGATCAACTAGTGTTACATTAGCATCGGCAGCAACTGCAACTGTTTCAAACAAGCCATTCTATTACACTTGCCCAACAAACACGCTGGTTTTTCCTACGGTCGGCTCTGCAAAGGCTAGGCTTTCATACGCAAAAATCGTATCCATAAATAGCGGAACGAACGAAATAACGCTGGATCAAAATGCGCTTGCAACAGTATCAAATCAGTCGCTTGCATATGCGTTTGTTGGAGGAGCAGGTGGGCGCGGCGGTTCCGCTGCAGTCGAAATCGTAACGTATTTCTAATATGACAAACAACTGGGCCATAGTATCAAACAGCACGGCTATCGTGCAGATGGTGATAGCATGGGATGGTGTAACGCCGTATACACCGCCAGAAGGAACAACGCTTTACCAGTTGCAGTATGCTGGGCAAGCATTTGAAGGCTGGACACGCAACGAAGACGGCAGTTTCACTCCTCCTCCTCAAGATGCCTAAATCAGTATCACTCTCCGTAGGGCGCGGCGAAAAGCTCCCAGCCTCCAAAGGGGCAGGGCTCACAGCCAAGGGTCGCGCCAAATACAACGCAGCCACAGGCTCCAAGCTCAAGCCTCCAGCTCCAAGTCCCAAGACCAAGGCAGACGCAGGCCGTAAGGCCTCGTTCTGCGCAAGGATGAGCGGGATGCCTGGGCCTATGAAGGATGAGAAAGGCCGGCCTACGCGCAAAGCTGCTTCACTCAAACGCTGGAACTGCAAATGAAAAAGGGACTCTACGCCAACATCCACGCCAAACGCGAACGCATTGAAGCTGGCAGCAAAGAGCGGATGCGTAAGCCGGGTTCCAAGGGAGCGCCGACCGCAGCCGCGTTCAAGGCATCAGCAAAGACCGCCAAGAAGAAGTAAATGGAAGTACCGGTACTCAGCGGCATCTACACCAATGGAGCGAGCGACTTCCGTCGCAGCTACCCGCGCAACCTCGTACCGGTCATCCAACCAAACGGCATCAGCAACGGTTACCTGAGGCCGGCTGATGGCATTGTGCAGTTCGGCACAGGCCCAGGACTCGACCGAGGCGGCATTGAGTGGAAAGGCACGCTGTACCGCGCCATGGGCACCAAGCTC